GGTTTGACTTTGATTGATTTCGATTTGATTGGATGGGTGTCTAACTGGGGGCCCCATCCAGGCGCTAGGTATTTTTAGGTCTCCAATACCGAACAATACCGAAAGTAAAGAAAACGGGGCTTTTCTTTACTCCAACACCTCGGCGTGCAAAGAGTCTTCACTCGACAAACCATCGGTACCACTCCATACTGACTCCATGCCCGCAGTAGGAACGGTCACGGTGGTTCCGAAGCGTCTATCCGCGACTGACCATAAGCGGATTCTGGCCGACATCCGGAACCAGCTGCCCGTCGCCGAATACCTGAGCGTCCTGCATACCCTCGCGCTCACCGGCCAGATGCCGTGTTATGACCCACCGAAAGCCCCGAACCTGCCCCCGACCCCGAACGGCCAGTTCACGGCTCCGGATCCCTACCTCCAGCACAAGACCCTGACCTACCTGGTCGACAAGGCGTTCGCACCGCTGGAAAAACCTGCCGCTGCGAAAGCAGCAGAGCAGGCCGGACAGCAAGATGACGAACGCCTGCTCACCGAAGTGGGCGACGCCAGGAATCTGACCGTCGGCGAGCTGCTGCGTCGCCTCACCCACAAGCGCCTAGACCTCCAAAACGATGCCCCGCCCGAACACCACGAAGCTCCTTGAAGCGTTCGTCGCGGATTCGCCCGCGACCCTGGAGCGCCGCTACCTCCGGCAGCGCAGCCAGCTGATCGCGCACCAGGCTCTCGCCGATCGACTCGCAGCTCGCACAGACCTCTCGAAGTTCGTGCCCCTATTTGCCAAAACCCAACCCTATCTCATGGGTTGGTTCCACAAAGAACTGTGCGATCTGCTCTCCGCCTTTACCGAAGCAGTCGAAAAAGGCCTCTCGCCGCGACTGATGATTTTCGCCCCGCCGCGAACAGGTAAATCGGAGCCCACGAGCCGCTGTTTCCCCCCATTCCTTCTCGGCAATCACCCCGAGTGGGAGATCATCGCCGCGACGTACAACCAGGATTTCGCGAATGACTGGGGGCGTGACGTGCGAGCGATCATGTCGGACCCCATCTATCGCGACATGTTCCCGAAACTCACCATCCGGAGAGACTCCAATGCCGTCGACAAGTTCCAAACGGACAGCGCGGGCGCGTACACGACGGTCGGCAAAGGGGGCTCGCTCACGGGGCGCGGCTGTCACATCCTGCTCATCGACGACCCCCTCAAAGACCGCGCAGAAGCGGACTCGGAAATCGAACGTCAGAATCTCATCAAGTGGTATCAGTCGACTGCACGCACTCGCCTTGCGCCCGGTGGAGGTATTATTCTGGTCTGCACTCGATGGCATGAACTTGACCTTGCAGGCCATCTGCTGGACCTTGCCCGAGACAACCCAGACGCCGACCAATGGCACACCTACAGTTTTCCCGCTATCGCAACGGAGGACGAGCCTCATCGTCGGACAGGGGACGCCCTTCATCCGGAACGCTGGCCGCTCAAAGAACTGCTGAAGACCAAGGCCAGCATCGACGCTCGTGAATGGTCCGCTCTGTACCAGCAGTCACCTGTTCCGCCCGAGGGTATCCACTTCAAGCGAGAGTGGTTCGACTGGAAGAAACCGGACTCGACTCGCGAGCTGAACTGGTACCTGACCACCGACTTCGCGATCGGTGAGAAGCAAACAGCGGATTATACCGTCATTTGGCCCTTCGCGGTCGATTCCGACGGAGACGTCTGGTTCGCGAGCCCGGTTCGTGGCAGGTTTCAAGCGATGGAAATCGTTGAGCACCTCTGCGACCTCATGGATCGCCACAAGCCCCTCAGCGTCGCGATCGAAAACGTCCACATCTCGAAAACGATCGGTCCCTACCTGCGCAAACGGATGCAGGAACGCGGGCTCTACGCGCACCTCGAGGAAATGACCCCGAGCAAGGACAAGCTCGCTCGCTCGGCATCGCTCCGAGGCCGACTCCAACAGGGCCGCATTCACTTCGACCCCGCAAAGCGCGCTGACATCGAGCCCGAGTTCCTTGCGTTTCCCGCAGGCCGCAACGACGACCAAGTCGACGCTGCGTCGACCGGCATGATGATGCTCGATACCCTGCGCACGGCGTCCGGACCACCGAAGCCACCACCTCCAGCGCCGACACCCTGGTCGATGGAATGGATGAAGCAACGCATGTCGAACCGCAGCAGTGACGATCGCTCGCACGTTCCACTGATGCTCAACGGCAAGCCCCGCGAGCCGAAGAAAAAGAAGTCGTCATGGAGCTGAGTGCCTTAGTTCCGGTCAAGAATCGCCCGGGCGTTTTCGCGGTCATGCGACGTGACGCGGCAGAGCGCATCGCGAACGGCTACATGCAGCTGTTCGAGCGCGGACAGCAGGTGGTCGTCGAGTCGATTACCAGGAACCGCTGGAAAATCACGGATTTCGACCCGAACACCATGTTCGTCATGGTTGCGATCGACCCGAACGGCCTCCTCGTAATCAGCACTTGACTCCGCTCGCCGAACACACCAACAGTTAGCCCAACCAGCTCACCCCTCCTGGAACACCACCATGCTTTCACCCCTCGGTTCTTCGCCCCGCACCCTGCCCCTCACCCTGCTCGCTTCGGCAGTTGCGCCGACGCATCTGAAGACCGAGCCGTTCGTCCCGGGTAACCCGGTCTCGGCGATCGGTGCAGCCAACGCGCTGCTCTGGGGCTGCTCGGTGAACCGCAACACCGCGCTCAAGTACCTCAAGTTCACCGTCGCCAAAGCCGACGTGACCCCGGCTGCGAACACCATCGGCCAGGTCGCGGCTGCCCGCGAAGCCGACGGCGACGTCTCGGGCGACTTGACCATCACCTTCGGCTCCGCCGCTGGTCAGATGATCGACTCGATTCCGGACCACACCAACGCCGCGCTCGCCAGCACCCACCTGGGTCTGATCGTGCTCGTCAATGGCGTGCCGTATGGTCGCATCGTCGACGCCGCCGCGCCCGCCCCAGCCGTCCTTCAGTTCGGCATGGATAACGACACCGCCGACAACTATAACATCATCATCGGTGCGAGCACTGGTGCGGATGTTCTCCCGGTCGGCACCGAGATCGAAGTCTTCATCGGCCTCAACATCGACGAACTCGCCAAGCGCAGTGCTGCCGGTGTCTACGCCGCTGGTACCGCCCTGGCCGCGTCGGTCCCCGAGGAACGCTTCCTGGGTGTGATCAACTCCACGACCGACACCGCTGGTCGTTCGGTGGTCCGCCTGGTCGGTTCGGACTTCGTGGTCTCCGAGACCGCCGCGTCCTCGCTCGTCAGCATCACCAAGTAAGGGCTGAACACAGCCTGCCCGAACGTTGTGTTCGGGCAGGTTTGTGGCATCCTCACCCCTACCTGGAGAAACCATGTTCTCGGCGCAACGGGCAAGCTGTCCGCCGGCACAATTACCCCCGCTGCCGACGCAACTGCCGGCCAGGGCATCCCGAACCGCATCGTCGCAGCCGACGTGTACAACGCCGCTGCGTGGACCTACACCGATCGCGCATCGGGTGGTGTGCTGTTCCCGGTACTCGCCGCTGAAGTAAAGCACCTGCCCGGATCCTACGTCAAAGACATCTTCTTCGCCGCAGGCACCTACCTCATCACGTTCTACCTGGACGCGTAGCCTGTGAGCCTGGACTACCGCATCCAGGATCTACCGGTTATTCTCGATCCGGTAGACCTCAATACTACAGACCGCTTTGAGGTCCTGAACGACGGCACGTCCAAGGCCCTCGATTGGGTCACGTTTTTCTCGTGGACCGCGTTCGTCGATCGCGTCGAGGAGATCATCGACATCCACACCGCAGGCGGCACGACCCCGAGCGGCGCTGCTGGCGGCTCGCTCGCTGGGACGTACCCGAACCCGACTCTCGCAGTGACTGGTGTCGCTGCTGCCCAGTACGGCACGGCGGTTCTCGTCCCGCGCATCACGGTCAATACCGAAGGCCGGATCACGGCTGCAACCGAAGTCGCCATCACCTGGGATCTGACTGGCGCAGTGCGGTACGACGCGGTGCAGGCACTGACGGGCGGGCAGAAGACCCAGGCACAGACGAATATCGACGCGCCGGGACTCTCGGCAGCGAATAACTTCACCCAAAACCAGACCATCGACAACGGCACTGGTGCGACTGGAATTACCGCTGTTACCTTGAACTTGTGGGGCGGCGCTGCTGGTGCTGGTCGCATCAACGTAGCGGCTTGGAGCAACTCCAACGGGTCGCTCATTCAGGCCTACAACGCGGACGGAACGCGTGCAGCCCCTGGGGCAACCCTCGCCAACCAGGCGATCTTCAGCATTGGGCTGAACGGCCACGACGGCACGAACTACGTCGGTGCGCAAGGCTCGCTCTCTGGTGAATCGCTGACGCTGTGGTCGGGCACGAACCGCGACACTATCTGGCGCTTCAAGGGCACGAACACCGGCACGACAACGACTGTCGAGTGGGTACAGATTACCTCGCGTGGTTCGATCAACCAACTGTTGAGCGTGGCCCCGGCTGCAAACACCTTCGCTGGTAACGTCCTGTTCGGGGCAAACAACGCCCGGGCCGACGTCGTCGGCGAGAACGGCGAGACCGCCTCATCCACCGTGGCAGGAGTCGCCACCCCAGCGACCACCGTCATTGGAAACGTCACCAGCATCACCCTGACTGCTGGCAAGTGGTCGATCAAGGCGCTGCTCAATCTCATCGGCGGCGGCACTGGCTTCACCGCCGGGCAGGTCACGCGGGCGTCGATTGTCAGCACGAGTGTGACCAACGGCACTCGTGGCCTGAACATGACGGAACAGACCGTACATTCACTCGTGGCCGGTGGTGTCGAGGCTTTGGTGCTCCCCGAGGTTATCGTGAATATCTCGGCCACCACGACCTACTACCTGACGACACAGTTGATCTACGCCGGTACAGCTGGCACCATGGACGCTACCCTCGTCGCCACCCGGATCCGCTAACATGCTCACAGTCAACCCCACCAACCATCACATCATCAAAGACGGCGTGGATCTCGGACACGTCATCGACGCCATCGTCAACAAGACGGTCGATGCTGCCGAAGCACGCGGTGCTCTCGAAGTTGCCCGCATCGGGCTCCACGAGGAGATCAATGTCCAGAAGCGCGAGGTCGAGATCCGTGCCGAGGCGGCGACACAAGCCAGCAGCCTCGCGAACGAGCGCAAAGGTCAGCTCGACCAGGCTGCTGCCGTACTCGCCGATCGGGAAGCCCAGCTCGCGGCTGCCGCTGCCGCCCACGCTGCGAAAGAGGCCGAGCTGGCAGCAGCTGAAGCTGACGCCGCTGCGAAAGCCGCAGCGATCACTGCGAAGGACGCCGCACTCATCGACGCCCTTCAGGAGATCAGCGACCTGAAAGATGCCGCAGCCGCGAAGGACGCCCTCGCTGCCGAAGAAGCGAAGGTGTGACGTGGAAGTCGTTCTTGCGCTGCTCAAGGAGTATGGCCCGTTCATCGCCATCACGATGGTGTTCATCTGGGTACAGTACCAACAGAATCGGCGCTGCGAGAACCAGAACCGGGTTCTGGTGAACCAGCTTATCGACTCGAACAAAACGAACGCGCACATCATCGCGAGCAATACCAACGCTCTCGAGAACCACACAGAGATCGCAAAAGACACGCTGCGGTTCCTGCGGGATCGGCTGGTCACAGGTGTGGAGGTCCCGTCGCATGAGCAGTCGACTCCCCAGCCAACCTCCTATCGACGCCCCCGATCCGACGCTAACATCTCAGCCCGTCCGTCCCTGCCCGAGACCGACCGACTCCCCGTGCCAGGATCCTAGCCATGCGCCTGTTCTTCTGCCTCGCGTGCGTTCTCCTCCTCACCGGCTGCTACGAGCAAAGCCGCTCGGTCTACCGTGCGACGGGGACCGTGGACGGCAAAGTGATCGAGTTCGAGATCAACGGACTGGAGAACACGGTCACGGCGATGCCGAACATCAATGCCCTGATCCAGGCAGCGACAGCGGGCCTCAAGGGTGACATCGCTGGTGTGCTGGAGAAAGTCAGCGAGGTCGCCGCGAAGCCACAGGCTCCGGTGCCGACGGTCGAGGAGATCGCTGCTGCCGTGCCCGGCCAGAACGGGACGCTCGCAGCCGCTGGGGCGACCGCACTGATGGCCCTGATCGCCGCGTGGTCCAAGCACAAAGACTCTGAGGAAGGCTGGGCGTTGGCCCTGAAGCAGAAACAGCAGTTGGAGGACCGGGCGTGAGACCACCAGGACTCGGTCTTGGCATTGGGTTGTTCCGCCGGCTCGCTGATTTTTCAGACGGGCTTTTGACGGGCGACATCAAGAGCGTCACGATCGACTCCGACGGCTGGCACGCACTGGTTCGGATCAAGAACCTCGGTACCGGCGGCACCTACGCGACGCGCATGGGCCTCGGCACGAACAACGATCCGGCGACCGGCACACCGCTGATGACCTTCACGGTCACGTCGATGGGGTTCGACGACAACGGGGACGCGACTACCATCGTTCGCACGGTCTACGGCGTGAAGCCGCAGCGCAAAGTTACGCCGGACGAGGCAACGAACGACGAGACCACCGCTGGCACCGACGTCATCGTGAAGGTGATCCTCTCGGACTACATCTACTCCAAGGACGACGTCGGCGCGGGCAAATCTGGCACGGCTGTCACCTACTCGATCGGCTCTGGTTTCTACACCAAGACGGCGATCCCGAACAACGCGTCGACCGGCACCGCCGTCAACAGTTCGACACTCGCGTACCCGAAGGTCGTCGGGAACTGGTCCTACGTTCACGACTTCGAGCATATCACGAACGCCAGTCACAAGCTGCGCGTCGCTGCGTTCCACCGCAGCGCACAACAGGGCCGTCCGGTGCGCCTCGTGCGCTTCACGGAGACCGACGGCTCGACGACCGTGACTACGAACGTCACAACGATGACGATCGACGCGGACATGAGCGCGGACGCGGTTCCGGTGCCAGAGTACGTCGCGACGATGAACTCCACGACGCTCACCCAGGGCGCTACCATCACGCGAAACTTCAAGGCGTTCCCGTGGATGGGCGACGACGCCGCGTGCCTCGATTCCAGCACAGGTACTGCCGCGCCGACGCCACTCGTCGGTCCACTCACTGCCGTCAACGATCGCACCGGAGCCTACGGCACGACCTGTGCCCTCGTCGATGCGACGCTCGGTAACGACTCGACGGGAGTCGCCGAAGACATCAGCACATTCGATCCCGGTACAGCGCTGCCGTTCCTCACGATCGGCAAAGCCGCCTCGGCAATCGCGGCCTACAACAACACGAACCGCTCGCGCAACGATGTCGGCGCTGGGCAGGTCCACTGCAAAGCTGGTAGCTACAACTGGCTCGGTAGCTCGAACAGCTACGGCTCAGTTCCGGCGTGCTGGATCACGATTCAGCGGGCAGCCGGTGTCGCAGTCGACGACGTCATCCTGTCCGGAACCTCGGGGAACACCGACATCTCAGACCGTGTTCGCATCAAGGGCCTCAAGATCACGAGTAACACGGTCAACACGTTCTCGGGCATGCTCGCGCTGTGGTTCGATACGTGCCACTTCGATACCTCGGGCTCCACGCTCTGGAATACCTCTGGCAGCGTGCTGTGGTTCACCCATTGCGACGTCGACCAACTCGCTATCGGCATGAAGCCATTCTCGACCACCAACCAGTCGACGAAGCTGGCGCGTGGAAACGACCTGACTGGCTTCGCTCATACCATCCAGGTGTACACCGTACTCGGGAACCTGCGGACCACGAAGTATGTCCCATCGGCGGTGTTGTTCCGGCAGGACTCCATCGCCGGGTCCCTGTGCCCGAACGCGGTCAACTTCATCATCGCCTACAACAAGATTTACGGCTGGCAGTGCAACGTGGTCGAAGCACTGTCTGTCGGGGCTAATAACCCGAACACCCACGGCGGCGCGATCGTTCAGAACTTGATCGAGAACACTGACGTAGCGACAGGCGGGCTGCTCTCGATTGCCTCGTCCGACGGCGTGACCACGAACACGCCGGTCGACAACCTTCTGATCTGGCACAACACGTTCGTCGGCCAACGGTGCTTCGTCGGCTACAACGATGCGGGCACCATCATCAAAGAGCGCCGGTACTGGAGCCAGAAAGCGAACTACTGGGATCGCTGGGCAAACAAGGGCGACACCTTCGCGCCGACCAACGCGGCTCGCGTTGGTGCCTGGACCGTCACGAATCGCGTCGGTGCCAGCGGCTGCGTCCTCGCTCAGACTATGATCTCGCTGCCGGGCAACTTCTTCGCCGAGTACGAAGGCATCAAGTCGTACCAGCCGACCACATCGTCCCCGTCGACCTATGCCGACTTCGTCGATCTCCAGGCTACGACAGGTGCGACAGGCAACGTGGCTGGAGCCGGCGACGGGGATTACCACACCAACGTGACGTCGCCCCTGCGCGGCATGCCCGACGTGCTCCTGCTCCCCTACGACCTGGATGGGGATGCCCGAAGCCTTGGGGACGCTGCTGGCGCTTACACGGTCTAACGCTAGAAAGCCCCAATGGACACCGTCGAACCTGTCGCAGCTACGCCCGAAGCACCAGCTGCGGTCTCGGCGGCAGTACCCCCGGTCGACCCCGCTGAAAGTGCCCTGATCGTCCAGTACAACACGCTGGTTCAGGTCGCGCCGTTCCTTCAGACCTGGTACGAACAGTTCGACTACGACCGCAAGTATGTCAACGAGGAATGCCTGCTGCTCGACGACGAGAACGTCGTCGCAACGAACTATATCCTGCGCAACCAGATGGTGTTGCTCGCGAATCTGCACGCGTTCGACCCGGCGATCTCCTGGAAGCCGGCCCCGATCATCGGCGAGTACCCACCACTGCTCGATACCTACGGCAAGACCCTCGAAATCTTCTGTGTGAAGATGGCCGAGGAAACTGAGATGCGCCGGCTCCTGCGCGGTTCGATCCAGGACACTTCGACGATCGGTTGGCAGGTCGTCATCCTCACACCACAGGAAGACCCGAAGCGTGATCCAGTCGGCGCACGCCGGCAGAACGACCAGCTCGACAACATCGCTCGTTACCAGTGGCTGAAGAAGCGCTACGCCGACGGCCAGTTCTCTGAGGACTCGGCCTGTGCGAAGGAGATCAAGGATCTCGAGCAAGTCGTGATCGCTTACGCCAAGGACAAACTGCTCCAGGATCTGCTGAATAACCCGGCGCAACAGGTGCCGGTGATCGACCCGATGACGGGCATGCCAGCGACGGACCCAGTCACTGGTGAGCCTGTCACCCAGGACGACCTGAACGATCCACGCATCGCGCACCAGCAAGCACTCGACGCGGGGCAGCTGCCAGAAGACTTCGACGTCGGTGAAATTGCACGGTATATTGGCTTCAATCTGTCGCCGATCCAAGCCGAGGACTTCCGCTACGACTGGACGATCACTCAACCCGAACGGCTGTACGAAAGCAAGTGGCTCGCGTACCGCGTGTTCATGGACTACGACACGTTCGGGCGTTCGTTCGAGGTGACCCCAGAAGAAGTCGGCGGCATCCTGCTGTTCGGCATCGACGGCAAGCAGATCAGCAACGACGCCAAGTGGACCAGCGCGTCGACTTCCAGTGGCGGTGTCTACGACAGCGAAGGACCGAGCGACCGCAAGACGATGGAGACCAACTCGAACATGGGCCGCTGCGCGGTCTGGACGATGTGGAATCGCGACCAAGGCCGCGTCTACGTCTGGGTCGAGGGCATGCGGCGGTTTCTCCAGAACTACGCGCCGACGATCGTTGGTCGCCGCTGGTTTCCGTTCTATCTGCTGTCGTTCACTCGCGTCACGGGCCGCATGGTGCCGCTATCGGACACCACGCTCACCCGCCAGCTCCAGAACGAACTGAACCGCCGCCGCACGCTCGAAGCCGAAGCACAACGGGCCTCGTTCCCGCGCATTTTCATCAAGAAAGGTGCGCTCAAGGACGGCGAAAAAGAGCGGGTCGAAAACTCGAATCCGTACCAGGTCATCGAGCTGGACAACGTCGACGACATCATCAAGGCCTTCAAGGAGACCACGCCGTTGCCGTTCAACCCGGATCTCTACCGGCGCGACGAAACGCGCATGGAGATGGAGATGATGTCGGGCGTGAGCCGTAACGCGGCGGGCACCGCCGATGGCGAAGTCGCGACGACGGCAGCTATCGCGAACGAGCAGATGGGCGTGCAGACCGACTTCCGCCGCTCGTTGTTCGAGGAGTTCATCTTCGACATCATGTACGACTTCGCGTACATGGCGAACCAGTTCTTCCCCGAAGAAAACATCAAGAAAATCTGTGGAAACGGCGCATATTGGCCGCTTTTGGAGCGCGAACAGTTCCTGCGGCAGCTCAAGCTCGAAGTGCGTGCCGGCTCGACCGGGCGTCCTGACGTCGAGAAGAATCTGAAGTCGTACCAGGTACTTTCGGAGCTGGCTCCGAACCTCGGGCTGCCACTCGACGGCGAGGCGCTGCTCGAGGACATCATGTACGACATGGGCAAGCCGAACTGGAAGAAGTACATCCTCACGCCCGAGAAGATGATGAAGCGCGCCGCGCTCGGCATGCCGCCCGGTGGCACCGCTGCTGGAGCCGGTGGCCCGGGTGCCGGTGGCCCGAAGGGCAACGCCGCGAAAGCCAATCCAACACCAGGCGACGGCTCACCCCCGATGTCTGAAAACGGCCCGCCTTCCCCTGGACAAGTCCCCGGCCCTGTTTAGGGTCTGAAAGAACTATTATGCCCCCATACGGCACTGTCACTCCTCCCATGACCGATGAAGCGCAGGCCCCGATGGCGGTGCCGATGCCGGGAGCCGAGGTCGAGATCGAACCCGAGGTCCCCACGGTCGACGTGGGGCAGACCCTCGCCGATCTCCAGGCCGCCGGGATCCAAGTTCAAGCCAACCCGGACGGCACCGTCGTGCTGACCGGCGTACCCCCAGAAGCCCTTGCGCAGCTCGGTGCCGGAGAAGCCCCGCCAGCGCCGGCTTGAAGTCCACGAGTAGGAGAGTAGCATGTCCACTGATCCGCAGACCATCGCGCCGCTTGACCCTGATCAGAAGATCGGTTTCACGCCGCTAGATGAGTCCCCGCCGCCCGCTTCTGACGAAGCGCCCCCGGCACCCCCTCCTGACGAGTCAGGCGAGGGCATCTCCCAGGAACCGGAAGCACCGGCTGATCCGCCCAAGGCGGAATCGAAGCCAGCTCCGAAGACCGAACGGGAGAAGCTCATTGCCAAACTCACAGGCGTGGAGAAGGATTCTCCCGTAGAGAAGAAGGAACCCGAACCACCTCCGGCCACTGAGCCAGAGGACAAGGCTCCTGAAGCTCCTGCGGAAGATTCGACTAAAGCTCCGGAGACTCCGCCAGCCAAAGCTGACGACGATCTCACCGAGTTGACCAACGAAACCGCGAAGGCGATGAAGCCGGGTGAAGCCCGTCGCAAGATCAATCGCCTGATCACGCGGACCAAGACCGCTGAACCGAAGGCGGCTGCCTTCGACGAAATCGTCGATTTCTGCACTGCGAACAACCTGTCACCTGCCGACTATAAGAGTTGGATTGGGGTAGCGGCTGGTTTGCAGCAGCAGGACCCGAACGCCGTCGAGATCATCAAGAATATCGCGAACAAGCTCGGGCTCATCCCCGAACCAGTCGCGCCGCCCGCGCCGACGCTTACCCCTGAAATGCTCGCGCAGATTCAGGAGTGGGAAGACGACGCGGACATCAACCCGAAGGTGGCTCGCAAGATGCGTGCGATGTTCGGCGGTAACCCGCCAGCAGCGCCCGCAGCACAGCCACCCGCGCCCCCAGCCGCTGTTACGCAGCCGCCGCCCCCAGCGCGGCAGCCCGCGCCGCAGCAGCAAGTGCCGCCCGAACAGCTGCAAGCCGCCAAAGCGGCGCAGGACGGGCTGGCCGAAATGGTCGCGATTGGCGAGCGGTACAAGGCCACACTCGGCGCGAACCGCTGGAATGAAATCCAGCCGAAACTGTCAGCAGCACTCAAAGCACGGGGCGCAAAGCCGCCTGCTGCCTGGGCTGCGATCTACGAAGCCGAAGTCGAAAAAATCCTCTCCAAAGTTCCCCAAGTGCCGCCGGTCAAGCCGGGCGTGCAGCCGGGAAAGACCACCGCCCCCGCCACGCCGCAGTTCAAGACCGAACGCGAGCGCCTCCTCCACGATTTCGCCAGCTAGCTCCTCATAACTGAGTGGGCGGCTGGCAAGAAAGCCAACCATGCCCACTCCCGTCACCCCCTCCCTTATCCGTCAGACGGCGTATGCCGTCTCGACCGACGTGATGAATCGCAAAGAAGCCATTGCGATTGACCGCGCCGCCATGCCCTTCCTCGACTTTTCCTGGGGCCGTCGCAAGACGGACGCAGGTCAGGCCGGCGACAAGACCCGTGTCAACCTGAAGGTTGCTGGTGATCAGCAGCTGCAAGGCTGGACTGGGCGCGATCCGCTCGGCTTCCAGGGCAACGAAATCGACCTCACGATGGAGTTCGAGTTCTACAACGTCCACCTCGGTCTCGAGTTCGTCCACACGGACCTGCTCACCTGGGGCTACACGGTGATGTACAACGAGCCCCGCTCGAAGACCTTCGCCAAGAAGTCCAGCGCCGACGAAGTCAACCGCCTCGCTGACCTGTTCACCGAGAAGGTTGAGACGCACTTCGACAACTGGAAGGTCCTCAACGATCGCATGCTGCACTACAGCACCGATCCCCTGCTTCCCCCTGGCCTCGACCAGCTGATCTCGGTGACCCCGACCGTCGGCACGATCGGTGGCAAGGACCGCGCCAGCAACCCGCTGCTCCAGAACGTCGGTGGCACCCTCCTGGGTATCAACCTCAACGCTCTCGACTGCTCGGGCAACGGTAACCTCTACCGTGGCTGGACGATCGCGACCCGCCAGGCGAACCTGTACGGTCGTGGCCGTTCGGCTCGCGTGACCGACATCTTCGCGGGCTCGAAGTTCATCGACGGATACACGATGTTCCGTCAGCGCACCGGCACTTCGCATGAAGGCCTGCGCGTGAACACGAACGCCGACAAGATGGGCAAGCAGGATATGGCGATCCAGGACACCGACCTCGCGTTCGGGGGCATCCGGGTCACCTACGATCCGACGCTCGACCTGCTCGACGCGATCGGCACCCCGAGCAACGGTGTTCCGTTCAGCTGCCGCGCTTACGGCCTCGCCCGCAAGGCGTTCGAGATCCGCTGCCCGCCCAACATGGACATGCAGGTTTCGTTCCCGAACGACCCGCCCGACCAGCGTTTCACTCGCATGAGCACCGACTCGCGCCTCGCGCCGGTCGTGACCGTGCCGAACGCCCACTACGTCATCGCAGTGGATCCGGCGACCGTCTAAGCTAGCTAAAAACGGGTGTCTCCTACTCCGCTCGTTCAACACCCAGCCCCTTGCGGGGCTGGGTGTTGTTTTGTAGGGTATCCGCATGCCACTAGTCCGCTTTCTCGATAAAGAGTTCGATCTCTCCAACCCGAAAGCGCTGCCCCTGAGCACGCTGATGGAAGCCTGCCGGCTCGCGCTCCAGGAGGCGTGCGAGAAGCTGCCCGAGGAGAACGAACAGTACCACAACTGGCAACGCCTCGCCGAGGTGCTGGTCGCTGAGGGTGCCGACCTGAAGGCCGGCACGACAGCTGAGGCCCGGTTGCAGTGAAGATCCGGGTCAATACAGTGCCCACCGAGTAGGAGACTCACACCATGCCCACGTCCAAGATCAAACAGGTACCATTCCTCATCCCGCGCAGCACGAGCCAGCTCCGTGTGCGCCCGGCTTACGAGAAGCCGCTGATGCAGCTGAAGTACGACGCCAAAGAGCCCGACAAGTCAAAGCACATCCGTGTGCTGCCCGAGTTCCCGAAGGATCTTCCCCCGGCGGCAGCCATTGCCGATCTGGACATGGAAGCCGAAGCTCAGTACCTCGCTGCTGAGTACACCCTCCAAATCTTCCGCACGGTCTATCCGACCGATGAAGCCTTCGCCGCCGCGTTCCGGTCGTGCGAAATCGCTGTCCTCCCCGGCGAGGAAAACGCCGTCCCGGACATGAGCCGGAACACCGATTCGCTCGTCGAGGAGTTCGTCGAACTGAAGGTGCCGACCCTCAAGATCGACCGCGCTCGCATGTTGGTCGACGCTGGGTACACCGTCGCGAACATCACCAAGACTGACGTGAAGACCGTCTCTGCCCGTTCGGGGCTGTCCGTGAATCTGATCCGGTCCACAATCGAGGCTTCCCGGAAGTATCTGACCGAACTGGTCGGTACCCCGGTACCTCGTGGAGTGCCCAGCGCACCGAACGAAATGAAGGCGACGATTGAGGCTCCGGTTCCCGTCTAATGGGGAACCATGTCCGCAGCCCTCCAGCCGACACTCGCTGAAGCTCGCCAAGAGGTGATGAACCGCTGTGGCCTCGCCACAGAAGGCAACATCCCCCGCGCTGTACAGGGCACGATGGACTCGCGGATCCGTTCCGCGCAGAAACAGCTGTACGAACTCTATCCGTGGCTCCGCAATTACGTCACTGGGGAAATCACGCTCTCGAACGGCGTTCGGGACTACGACGTCCCGGATGACACCGAGCCCGGCGAGATCGACTACATCAGCGTTCGCCGCATCTCTGACGGCTGGGTCTACCCTCTCGAGCGCGGTGTTCGGCCAGTCGAACGCAATTACTTGATTTCGGTGCCGCCGGCCAATTCGATGCCGATGCGCTTCGATTTCATCAATGGCATCATCCGGATCGACCCAGCTCCGGACACGACCTATTTCGACGTGTTGCAGCTCCAATACTACCAGGTGATCGTGAGCCTGGTGGAAGACACCGACCGGCTCGTGATCGACGGTGAAGCCGTTATCATGTATGCGGAGATCCTGACGAAGCAGCACTACGGCGGGCAGGACACGACCAAGCTGGAGAACCAGCTTGGGCTCTACATCCAGAAGAAGATGGGCAAACAGGGTAACGGCAGCGGCTTCCAGATGGGCGGGCATCAGTCCGTCATCGGCAAGACGCAGCCCCGGAATCGCTTCTTCGATCGCGGTGGTAATGGCGGCTGGGGCCGTGGCTGGTGGCCCTGGTGACGACTGAGGTCTTCATCCAGACGCAG